ATACAATTCACGAAAGTATCAATGCCTAAGAGCTTGACTGATTTTGTACGAATGGCATACGTTTAATTATGGCTAAGGAAGGATTTGAGTTAACAGGAATACAAGAGGTAATGGACAATCTTAACCGGGAAATAGAAAATATTGAGGGAGCCGGTAAAAGGGGGTTGATTAGTGCTGCAGTAATTATCCGTAGAGATATGGATAAAACACCTCCAAAGATTCCAATTGATACGGGTAATCTCAGGGCTAGCTGGACTACTGTTAGACTTTGGCCTGCTGAGTTAGCTTTGTTAATGGGGTTTAATGCTAATTATGCTGTTTTTGTGCACGAATCAGTAGGAGCGGATTTTACTAGTCCTAGAAAAAGATACACACAAAGTGCCTCCCCTAGGGGGCCACGTGGCGGAAGGTATATTGATTACACACCAAGGCCAGGAGCCGGCGCAAAGTTTTTCGAAGCTTCACTTTATCGTAATAAGGAGTTAGTATTGCAGACGATAAGAGATAATATTGTAAAAGGAACTACTAAAAAAGGCTACTAATGAATGCACTTAGCGTAGACATAAAAGATATTTTAATAGCCTCCGAATCTTTATCATTTACATTCGGAAGTGACTTGTTTATAGGAAGGGAGCCGGAAGCCCCTGATAATACTGTGACAATTTATGATACTACTGGGGCTGGTAGAGGTAGCATTTTAACAGGTTCAGATGGGATGCATTACCCTTCTGTTCAAATCAGAATAAGGAACAACCACTATAAGACAGGGGTTGACCTATGTGAATCAATTATACAGGAATTACACGGAAGACATCAAGAAAAATGGAATGGTACTGTTTATTTTTCTATTCTCTGTCAAAATGGCCCCCACTTGTTGAAATGGGATGACAACGAACGGGCTATATTTATTGCAAATTTTAATGTACAACGAAAAAAGGAGGAGTAAATTATGAGTGATATTACCACTGGATTTGGAACTAAATTCCGTAGGTGGGATAGTGTTTTAGGAGCGTGGGAGGATATTGCAAAGATTGTTAGTATTGATGGTCCTTCGATGTCTCGTGAGACAATCGATACTACTACACTTGACAATACCGAAGGCTATAGAACCTTTATCGGCTCTCTTAGAGATGGGGGAACCGTTGGGTTTACTATGCAGTTTTCGCGCGCCAGGTATGAAAAAATCAAGGCCGACTTTGAGAATGATGAGAACCAGAACTATGAAATTCTTCTGCCAGATGCTGAGCTGACAAGCATTGAATTTGAGGGACTGGTTACAGAACTTCCTATAGGAGTCGAAATTGATGCAGTCATTACCTGTGAAGTTTCTATCAAAGTCTCTGGAAAGGCTACTATCGATTCCGGTAGTGGTTCGTAAAATTAACACGCTTTAATCAAAAGCGTTTTTTTATAAAATCTAATCACGAAAAAATTAAGAAATGATTAAACACATCACTTACCAAGGAGAAAAATACCCAATTCGCGTAAGCTATTACGCAATGGTGAAGTTTAAAGAACAACACGGAATGAGCATTGAAAAGCTCACAGATAACGATGTTGAAAAATGGCAAGATATTTTATTTTATGCCCTTGTTGCCGGCCATAAGGTCACCAAAGAAGAAATGAATCTAGAACGCGAGGACATGATTTTTGTTCTTGACGAATGCTTTATGGAATTCATGAAGCTTGTACCGACTTTTTTCCAAGGCACGAACGGCCCGCAGCAAGCAGTGGAAGGAGGTACGCGGGCCAACAAGACCAAGCAGGGGACGAAAAGCAAGTAAATTTTAATGAGTTGTGCGGTGTAGCTATTAATAGATTCGGCTACACCCCGGCTCAATTTTATGATTTAACGCCTTTGGAGTATTGGTATGCAACAAAGGATTACGAAGAATCAGAAACAGCAAAAATACGACCCCTTGCGGAATCAATAAGAATGAATCTGTTTTATAATCACAATTTACAAGTAGACAGGAAGCACGCACAAAAAGACCCGAAGAAGTTTTATAAATTCCCATGGGAAGAGATAGAACAATTTAACGAACAAACTACAGAAACGATAAAACAAAAAGCACTCGAAATAGCTAGAGCATTTGGAATAACGCCTAAGAATAAGAATAAAAATTAGCAATCATGGATATAGGTAGTTTAACGGCCAAACTAAGGCTTGACGGTGAAGATTTTAAAAAGGGATTAGACAAGGCTCAATCTTCCATGAAGAGTGCCAGTGCTTCCATGAAGAAGGCAGGCCGAACTATGACTATGTCCGTGACTGCTCCTTTACTCGGTATTGGTGCGGCCAGTGCAAAAATGGCATCAGATTTTGAGTCTGAAATGTCAAAAGTTAACGGACTTGTAGGGGTAGCGCAAGAACAAGTAGATAAATGGGGCCAGGATATTATTAAAATGGCCCCGGAATTAGGAAAAGCACCAAAGGAATTAGCCGAAGGCTTATTTTTCGTTACATCAGCAGGTATAAAGGGTGCCGCAGCTATGGATGCGTTAAGGATATCCGCCCAAGCATCAGCGGCCGGTCTTGGAGAAACTAAAACAGTAGCCGACCTTGTTACCTCTGCTATGAATGCCTATGGACAAGAAAACCTCAGTGCATCGCAATCAGCTGATATTTTGGCCGCAACTGTACGAGAAGGTAAAGCCGAAGCCAGTGAACTAGCTGGCAGTATGGGGCAGGTATTGCCAGTAGCCGCCGAGATGGGCGTTAGTTTTGACCAAGTAGGGGCAGCCATGGCAGGAATGACACGTTCAGGTACGAGTGCCAGTGAAGCATCCACAGCCTTGAGAAGTATTTTAACAGGAGTTTTAAAGCCTACTGAGCAATCATCAAAAGCCTTAGAGGCTATGGGTATGAGTTTCTCAGATGTTCGCAGAACTATCAGGGAAGATGGTTTATTTGCTGCATTAACTGAGTTAAAGACGTTGACGAATGAGTATGGTGAGGATGCGATGTCTAACGTTTTCCCAAATGTACGCGCTTTGAGTGGTGTGCTTGACTTGATGGGAAAGAATGCTGAGAGTAATGGTGAGATATTTAATAATTTAACCGACTCAACAGGTTCTTTAGATAAAGCATTTGCGAGTGCCAGCGATACCGCTGAATTTAGGTACAATAAAGCTTTATCAGGAATGAAATCGGCCGGCGTGGCCTTAGGTGGGGCTATTAATACGGCAATGGTTCCTATATTAGAAAAATTGAGTTCAGTACTGCAGCGTATAACAACGTGGTTCACTAACTTATCAGAAAGTCAACAACAGTGGATTGTTCGTATAGCCGCAGCAGTAGCCGCTATTGGCCCTCTACTATTAGTAATTGGCTCAGTTATTTCCGTTGGTGCTAAAATGATAACTGTAGTTAGGGGGGCAGCTACTGCGTTTAAAGTACTTGGCGCTGCAATGAAAGCAAATCCTATAGGTTTTATCATTGCCGGAGTTGCACTAGTGGTACACTGGATCGCAAAAGCTTGGAGAGAAAGTGAAGTATTTCGCGCCGTTGTTAAAACAGTGGTTGCAAAAGTTGGAGGTTTTTTCAAAAAGCTCTGGATTCGTATAAAATACGGAGCAAAAGGCATGTGGGAGAACATAAAAGGATTCTTCAACATGATAGGCCAAAGTGCTAAGATTTTATGGGATACTATTAAAGCGATTTTCCAAAAAGGTAAAAGCCCCGGGGAAGTGTTCCGGGAAGGATTCAAGAATCTAGACACTGACACGCGCGCGGCTGGGCGTAAAAGTGTAGAGGCTATGAATGAGGAATTGGCTAAAGTGGAAACACCTGACTACAAAGAAATTTTAGCCAAAGAACAAGCCGCACAGGCAGCTAAGGAAGCAGGAAAGGAAAGCGCAGAAAGTTACACGGAAAGCTTTAATCAACAAATAGCAGATAATCCCTTAGTACCACCTAGCCCTACTTCACCTGGGGGTGTTACGGGTGGAGGTGATACCCGAGAGTCTGATGCGCCTATGGATACCATAGACAGTATGAGTTCTGGACTAAACGTGGATCCATTGTTGCAGCAAACAGAAGCAATACAGGCCATGAAAAAAAAGATGTCTAGTTTAAATAGTGAATTACGTGTTTTTGGAAATGCCAGTAGCATAGCACAACAGAAACAGACTTTACTGAAACAAACAATGATGTCTTTGATGGCTGAGGGTATTAGTCCCAACAATGCACAATTCAAACTATTAAAACAACAATACGATGCCTTTAGTGCAGCGAACGAAACTGCAAGGGGACAAATGGGAGCCACTGAAGGAGCTATGCAATCAATGGGTGATGCAGCTGTTAACTCGGTTAGTGTGAATTTGAATGACATGATTGGTAGTATGATTGATGTTGCTGCCAGTGGGGGAAATGTACTACATGCTGGGCTGAACATGATGGCCGACTTGCTTATGCGTTTGGGTAAGATGGCAATTATGACAGGTGTAGGTATTCAATCAATTAATATAGCTTTAAAATCGCTTAATCCTTACGTAGCCATTGCAGCAGGTGCCGCACTCGTTGCCCTTGCTGTTGGTATTCGTTCTAGTGTTAAAAGTTTATCGGGAGGTGATTCTGGTGGTAACTCTGGAAGCCAAAGAAGTCCGGGAGGTAATTTGCAAGGATTGGCAACGGGCGGATATGTAACAGAGGGCGGAATATTTAAAGTAGGTGAGCGTGGAAGTGAGACTGTGCATCTACCCAAAGGAAGCGCCGTAACACCACATACAATGAGTTCTCAAAAGCAGGAGCTCGTGGCCCGTTTACGAGGACAGGATATTGAAATTGCATTAAAAAGGTGGAACGATAATAAAATGAGGATTGACTAATGGCAAACTA